ATTTGAAATGGAAATGCCTGATTTAGAAATGCCAGAAATGGAAATGGAAATGACTAACTTAGAAATGGAAATGGAAATGGAAATGGAATTACCAGAACCAGAAATGGAAATGGCAGAAATAGAATTACCAGAACCAGAAATGGAGGAAGTAGAAATGGAGACTACAGTGGAGTCAGAACCTGAACCAGAACCAGAAATGGAAATGGAAACAGAGGAGGTACAAGATGAACCTATTGAAGAAGATATGGAAGAACCTCAAGAAAATGTTACAGAAGAGGCAGAAAACGAAGAAAGCGTATCAGAGGCTGAAGCAGATGAAGATCAACCAGAAGATATGGAAGAAACAGAGGATAAGGGTGAAGCCGAAGAAAAACCTGTAAAAAAACAAGAACAAAAAGAAAAAGCGGCTAAAAAGATAGTTAAAAAGATGGGGGATAAAGGTAGATATGATTCAACAAATCAGTTAAAAACGTTAATAGTGATGCAAGTATTAGGGGATACAAAAACCTTTTTTGAATCACAAAAAGAATTAAACGATAGAGAAGGATTTTTTACAGAATTTATGCTACCTGACACCCAAATAACTAATAATAATTTAGCTCAATATTATTTATTTGCTGGTAGTGATGGGTTAATAAATGAAATGATAGAGAGTCAATGGCAACAGAAGTAGAAGTAGGTGGAATAAAATTTAGAGGTGGTAAGATATTTGTTATCTTAACTGCACTAACCACAGCAGGTGGTGCTTTATGGGGTGGTTTTGAATTTTATAAAGATTATCTTAACATGAAAGAACAAATACAAGAATATGTTGCACCTGATTTATCAGGGTTTGACAAGGAAATTGCTCTTACAAAAAAAGAAATGGAAAGTAAGACTGACCTAATACAGACAGAAGTAAACATGATTATACAAGAAATGGAAATGATTATGTCAGAAATTAGACTTGTTTCTGATGTAGCTAATGAGTTAAAAAATGATTTACGTCAAGACGTAAGAAGAGTAGAAAAAATTGTTAATGATGTAGAACAACAAGTAAAAGAAGATTCTAGAGATAATGCAAAAGATTTAAAAGTTACAATTGATAATTTAGAAGATGACATGAAAAAATTAGAAGAAAAAATAAAACTAGCACAAAAAGAGTTAGAAGAAAAAATAGATAAAAGGATTAAAAGAGCATTAGAAAATCCTTTAGGAGGGTAATATGAAAATATCAGATAATACAAGTGTGAGTATGCCTATGAGAAATCTTCTCTCTATACTTGGAGCTACAGCTCTGGGTGTGTGGGCCTACTTTGGCGTAATTGAAAGGCTAAATAATATTGAGACCCAAGGTAAGTTAATGTTATCAGACGTCGAAAAAAATACAGAGTTTAGAATTAAATGGCCTAGAGGTGAAATGGGCAATTTGCCAGCTGATAGTCAGCAGGACATGTTAATTGAATTTATGGCAACTCAAATTGAAGCTATGCAAGAAGAAATGGAGGGAATGATGAGCAATACCGTAAACATAAAAAGAGCACAACAAGATATTGAAAAATTAATTGCAGATACAGAAAAGCTAGAGGATAAAGTGAGGGCAAATGGAAGTCATTAGCGTAATCCTTATGTTTGTTTTTGGTAATATGAATGATCAATCAAATCAAATGACACAGTATATTCCTATGGAGTCATTATCTAAATGTATGAAAGAAGTACGATTACTTAAAAAGAAAAATACAGGATATGATAAAGATGCTTTTTGTGGACCTGGTATTGTACATATAGAAGATGGCGAAGTTATTGCTCTTTACAATGAAGTACCAGAAGGTGCTACGATGATAAAAAAAGATATAGATGCAAAAGCATTTGAAAGATGGACATTAAGAGCAAAGGAAAAATGGAACCAGTAACTATAGCATATATAATTTTTGGAACTTTATGGGTTATGGGAGCTATAACGTATTTATAAAATATGGCTAAAAAAATAACAAATGAGTATTTTACTCCTGTTAGAAAAAGAACGAGTATAGGTAATTCTAGTAAATCTAAACCTAAAAATAAACATAAGTTAAAATCATGGAAAAAATACAACCGACAAGGAAACAGATAATAGAGGATGTTAGGATTTGGTCTAAACATTTTTTAGAAGTTCCTAATCTTCATTTAGGTGGAGTGCCTGCCTGTCCTTTTGCTAAAAAAGCATGGCTAGATAAAAAAGTGTGGGTAGCTGTTAAAACCAAAAATAGCACCTATAAAAAAGAATTAAATGATTGTCTTAAAAATTTAGATTTTACCAAGAAAGAAATATTAATATTTTGTGATCCTTATTTCAGTTATTCTCCTGATGAACTTCATGTAGCTACTGAAGATTTTAATGAATGGTATAATAGAAAAGACTTCTATTTTATGAGTTTTCATCCCTCTAATCCTGCAACCGAAGAAGAACAAAAGTTCCTTGTTTCGCCAAATAATGACACTAATTTATCTGGTCCTGATTATAAATATTCTATGATGCTGGTACAAAAGTTCTCGCAATTACAGGAAGCTTCTGATAAATTGCACAAACAAGGTTATTATGAAATGTGGCCTGACGAATACTATCAAGAGGTTGTGGTATCTCGTGCTAATAAATACAAAAAGATCAATGGAGGTCTATCATGATGGGTAAAAAGAAAACTGCTAAAATGCGTGGTGGCGGAAAAGTTAAAAAAACTGCTAAAATGCGTGGTGGCGGAAAAGTTAAAATGTTAAAAAAAGGCGGTCAAGGCTACACAGATAGAAAAGATGAATCTATCGCAATGAGAATTAAGAAAAAACGTACACCAGCTCAATTAAAAGCTAGTAGAGATGAGTCATACGGTAAGTTTGGTAAAGGCACTGGTAAAGGCGTTATTAATAAACGTGGCGGTGGTATTGCAAAAAGAGGTATGGGAATAGCGAAGTAATTAGATGTCTATTAATACAGGGACACCTAGTTATTCTTCTACAGCTGGATTTATATTAGATTTAGATTCTTTAATTGAAGAAGCATTTGAACGTTGCGGTTTACAAGATCGTACTGGTTACGAATTAAAAACCGCTCGTCGTTCTATTAATTTAATGATTGCTGAATGGGCAAACAGAGGATTAAATTTGTGGACTATTCAACAAAGAGAAGCAACGGTTACATCAGGAACAAAAGTTCTTTCTGGCACGGCTTTATATTCAGTAGATTCTGCAGGAAATGCTACTACTGATGATAATGATAGTTCTCAAATTGTAGATATTGATAGCGCTGTTATGTCAAATAGCAGTGGGGATTATTCAATGACTAAAATAGGTAGATCTACTTATTGGGATTATACAGTTAAAACTACTCAAGGTAGACCTGCTCAGTTTTATTTTGAAAGAACCATACTTCCTAAAGTTTATCTTTTTCCAGCAGCTGATGCTACTTATACTTTTAAATATTATGCATCTTTACGTATGACAGATATAAATGCTTATACTAAAAATGCGATGATACCTTTTAGATTTTTACCATGTTTAGTAGCAGGATTATCATATTATGTTTCTATGAAATATGCACCAGAAAGAATTCAAATTTTAAAAGCTGTATATGATGAAGAATTTAGTAGAGCTGCAGCGGCAGATGTAGAAAAAGCTAGTTATAGTATGGTGCCACGACAAACTTTATATTTTGAATAGGAAAAAAAATGGCTAAATACTCATCTGGTAGATATGCTCTTAGAATTTCTGATAGATCTGGAATGGCTTTTCCATATAATGAAATGGTCCAAGAATGGAATGGTTCATGGGTGCATGTATCGGAATTTGAACCAAAACAACCTCAATTAGATCCAAGAAATCATCCTAGAGATTTTACAGCATTACAACATGCTAAACCTCAAATAGCTAACGCTAGAGTTTATGTAGGAAATAATACTGTAAGAACTCCCACAGGAGAAGTAGTATTATCCCCTAGTGGAGATGTTTATGATGGAGTGGGAGATGGAACAGCAGTTAATTCTTTTCAAACTCTTTTAGAACCAGTTACTAATTACTACGCAAATGGCGTGGCCTATGCAGATACTCAAAGAAGCATGATGCCTCTTAGTGTACAACAACCACAAAAAAGCACAGGGTTGTTATCTCGTCCTGGAAATGTTACAGTGAGCACCTCATGACCGATTATTCCGATTTAAATGATAATGTAAGAAATTACACTGAAACAGATACTAATGTTTTATCTGATGCAATTATTAAACCTTTTATAGAATCTATTGAAGATCAACTAATGAGAACAGTAGATTTAAATTATTACAGAAAATATGATTCTGCCACGTTAACCGTTGGCAACCCTTTTATGCCTCTTCCTAGTGATTGGCAAGCAACGAGATATTTACAAATATATGATGCTAGTGCAAGTGCACCAGAGAGAACTTACTTGCTACAAAAAGATATTTCGTTTATGAATGAATATTGGCCTGATAGGACAGCTAATGCTACTCCTAAATATTACGCTATGTGGGATCAGGATACACACTATATAGCGCCAACCCCGAACGCTGCATTAACTGTAGAGATCGCATACACGTACAAGCCTGATGGTTTATCAAGTACACAAACGTCTACTTGGTTAAGTCAAAATGCTCCAAACGTGCTCTTATATGGTTGTATTTTACAAGCACTTGGATACTTGAAAGGTCCAGCAGATATGATACAATATTATGATAAAATGTTTAACGAGTCTATACAGGCTCTCGCAACATATGAGATGGGGCGTGACCGTAGAGACGAATTTCGAGACGGCGTTATTCGTATCCCTCTCGAGTCAAAGAACCCATAGGAGGTCAACATGGCAATAACTCAAGCTGTTTGTAACAGTTTTAAAGTGGAGATTCTGAAAGGCTTACATAATTTTACAGCTACGACAGGGAACACTTTTAAATTAGCGCTTTATGATTCAGAAGCAACATTAAGTAAATCAACTACTGCATATGGAACATCAGATGAAGTAGGTGCATCAGGAACATACGCTGCAGGAGGAGGAGCATTAACATCAGTAACACCAGTATTATCTGGCGATACGGCTGTTTGTGATTTTTCACCTGACTTATCTTTCACGAGTGCAACTATTTCAGCTCAAGCCGCTGTAATTTACAATTTTTCTACAGTATCAGGATTAACTACGAATGCTGCTGTTTGTGTTTTAGATTTTGGTGGAGTTAAATCTTCATCTGCTGGAACATTTACAATTACATTCCCTGCTGCTGAAGCGACTGCTGCAATCTTAAGAATCGCATAGGAGATAAATTATGGCTTCCGTCCAAGGATGGGGCCGACAAGCCTGGGGTGACGGAGCATGGAGTGAATTTGGTCCAATACCCGTCACAGGTATTGGCCTCACGGCATCTACTAATAATGTAACCGTCACTACCGATCAGGTTATTTCTGTCACAGGTATTGGATTAACATCTAATACAAAAACACCTACAGTAACTGGTATTGCTGAAGCAGTAATATCCGCTGGTGTGGTTGCAACGTGGCAACCTATTGGCACATACGTTGTTCAATCAGATTTTATTTTTCCAATTACTGGTAATTCAGCAAGCACTGCTGTTGGAACAACAAGTCAAAGTGTTGATATAAGAGTTGGATGGAATAGATCTACAAATTTAAATACAGGTGCACCTGTTGGATGGGGCGATGAGGCGTGGGGTGCTATTAGTAATTCGCCTAGCGCTACAGGAAATGGCTTAACATCAAGTGTAGGAAGTATAACCTCTGTTACAGATCAAATAATATCTCCAACAGCCGCAGGATTAACTACTGCTATTGGAACATATTCAATTACAGGAGACGCTGGAATAACTATTGTAGCAGCTTCTGAACCTGAATTAGATGCCTCTACAGGAACTGTAGCTATTGGAATTTCTCCAACAGTAGAACCAGCAGGTCAAGTAGCTACATCATCGGTAGGTAATGTATTAACCTCTATTTTTGTTACAGGAGTTAGTGCAACCCTTAGTGAGGGGGATGCTACACAAGAAACTAGCTATATGGCTCCAAGTGAGGAAGCTACATCATCGGTAGGAACGGTAAATATTCAAACAGATGTAAGCTTTACATTAACTGGAGTTTCTGCTACAATTGGTACTGGAACATTAGGCGGGATCTTTTGGTCGGTAGTTGATGATTCTAACAGTTCTATGAGTTGGACAGAAGTTCACAAGGCTGCATAAAAGTTTTGACAAACTTTATATTATTCAATAAAACTTTATTAGGAGATTAAATGTCAACATATTCAACTGGTCTAAGAACAGAACTGCAAGTTACAGGTGCTAATTCTGGTACTTGGGGTACAATCACTAATAACAATTTTTCTCAGGTTTTTGAATTTGCTATCGCTGGTGTTTATGCTGTACCAGCAATTACAACTGGAACGTCAACCACTCTAACAAACGGAGATGGTCCTCAAACTCAAGCAAACAACCAGGCTAGAAATAGTCAATTAGTATTTAGTGGAACAGTTTCTACAACTCATACAGTTCAATTTCCTGCTACACAAAAAACATACGGAATTTATAATAACATTTCTGGTGGCGCAGATATTTCTGCAAGACTGGGTGCAACAGGTAATACAGTTACTATTACTAATGGAAAATATCGAATGGTGGCTACTGACGGTACAAACTGGTATGATATTTTTTCTCTTGCTGGTTTAGGTGAAGCATGGATTGAAAAAGATAATACCGATTCTCCTTACACAGCTTCAGACGGAGATA